TGACTGCAGTGGCCGGGCCCGGTCCGACCGGGCCGTTCCTCGGAAAAGGAAGCTGAAGAAGCCCCAGAAGCAAAAAGGCCCTGCGGACCGATGTGGTCCGCAGGGCCTTTTTCCCCTGTGTTCGGTCGCGGGGCTTCCGTAGGAGTCCCCGCGAATTGATCGGAAGGTCGATGGGCCTGAAGATCAGAAGCGGAAGTCGCTACATGTTGTGTCGCAGGGTATTTTGTTGTGGTCATTTGTTTTGTCCCACGGATTGTCCCACGCCGAGCATCATTCAGTAGAAAAGGCGTTCTTTTGAGAGACGCTCATCTTGCTCACGTAGTTCAGGCGGCGGAGAGCGTCGTCGACGGCCTTTTCACCTTTCAGCATGAACCACTTACGGATCATGCCGACAGTCCAGCGGCCTGCGCCATTGCGTCCGCCGTAGTCCATCGACGGTGGGATGAATCCAGAGTCGACCGCATTGCGGAGACTGGTTTCGGATTCATAGCCGAGGCTTTCCATGAGGCTCTTCTTGTCGAGTATAGAGTAGTCCGGCACTGTCGTGTCAAAGATGTCAATCTTCATTTTGCTTCCTCAGGTTGTTCCTTGAATTTTCCTGTCGCTTGAAGTTCACCAAGAAAGGCGTCGTCTTCAAGTTCCCATTGCGCACTTGCTCGCTGCCCTTTCTTGCGGGGTTTCTGGCTTTTAGGCAATGGTTTCTCCAGATAAAAAAGCCCTCGGGTGTGAGCCGAGGGCTGGTAATGGTTCAAATTGGGCGGTTACTTCTTCTCGAGAAGTTCAAGCCGTTTCTTTTCTTCACGTTCAAGCTGTTTAATGCTCTTCTCCGGAGTCGGGAGATCTTCAGGCATAGTGCCGCCTAACCGCTTAATGGTTTCCCGCACCTCCTTCCCTACGGAATAGTGCGCTTGGTTCGCCTCCCTTTTCCCGACGATGTGTTCGCGTCGGAGTTTGGCTTCGGTCTGGGTTGCTCGGAAGAGGTTCGCGGCCAGTTCTTCGTGACCCATGTGGTCAAGGATCTCTTGACTCTTTTTCAATCCTTTCCGTTCGTGGATATCCTTTCGATTAAGTCCTCCGTAGAGGCCTTTGTATCCGTGGTTCTGGAAGATGGCATAGTCTCTTGGCTCGACGACTCCCGCGTCATGCGCGGCATCGCTTAACCGTTTGTTATGCTCCTTCATCTCCCTGCGCAAGAACAGACGCTTTTGATCCTCATCCAGTTGGGCGAAGGCTTCCTCGTCGGCGAGTTCCTGGCGGCGGGTTTGAACCGCGAAGTAGGTTTGGCCGGCGGCAATGACAGGCTTGCTCGGGTCGCCGTTCTGAACGATCAGGTAGCAGGCATAACGGGAGAGGGCGACGTCATCAATTTCGCGAGACGAGCCGCTACCGAGGTCGACCATTTTACCAAGGTTGGTAAAATGGTCAGAGTCGTTGATTTTCAAAGACTTACATGCGGTCTTTGCCTTTTCGATAACCGCCTGAAATCTTTGCCAACGGCTATATCCCAAGAGCGGGTAAAGCTCGCGCGCAAACCAGTACTCCCTGCCGTCATCGTCCAGATGGCGGATCGCGTCGAAGTTCGGGAGGGTTGCTTGTTCGTCGTTGTTTTGGCTATTATCCATACATACCTCATCATAACGGTTAATCAAGCCCCCGGAGCATTGCACAGCACGGGGGCTTTCCTATTTTACGATGTTGCCTAGTAGATCCCGCGCCACAACCGATGACGCGTCTCTTCGTCTTTGGGGAAGTCTGGCGGCACGGTGATCATGAAGCTTTTCATGCCACGATGGCTCGTGACCGTGAGCCGGATCCTGTACCAACTGTGTGCGTCCCACCATTTGATGGCCCTTTTGGCCCATGAATGACAAGCCTGAATGACCAGGATGCTCCATGCTCCAAAGGCGATTCCTTCGGCGAAGGTTTCCGCTTCCCACAAAAGGACAAAGTAGAAGATGATGTAGCCTACGACGGCTTGCCCGAACGTGGTCTTCGGCCAGATGATCGTGTGCCGCAAAGCGGAGAGGTAAAGGCGGATGCTCTCGAGCGTGGTCATGGCTTTCATCGCGCCGCCTCCCAGTCGCGCAGCGCGTTTGTGAGCATGTACGCGGAGAGCTTCACGCGGTCAAGGGCGGCAGGGTTTGCGCTCTGCCTCGCGGCGGAGAGCACTGCCGTGTACTTCCTGACCGCGTCTGCGATGCTGGCCGTGTCCTTGTGGTCGATGAGCCGCTTGGCGAGTGCGAGCAGGTTGGCGATTGACTGATCGCGATACGACCATCGAAGCTCGCGGCGCAGGTCTTGGACGACGATTTCGGTTTCGGTCATTCCTTAATCTCCTGTAGATCCATATCCGCCCGCGCCTCGCGCGGTCTCGCTCAGCTCGTCAGCCCATTCGTATCCGGTGTCAACGAGCTTCTCGATGCGCATCTGGGCAATGCGGTCGCCCGCTTTGACTTTGTACGATACCGAATCCGTGCAGAGATAGTTTGCCAGTACGAAAACCTCGCCTCGATAGTCGGCATCCACTAAAAGCGGCGTTATGACGATCCCCTTCATTGCCGTGCTGGAGCGGCTGTACACGACCCCGACATATCCAGGCGGGATTTCGAATGCCAGTCCGGTCGGAACCTTCTGCGGATATCCTCGAACGAGCATGGTGCCCTTGGTAGCGTAGAGGTCGAACCCTGCCGCTCCGTCCGTTCCTTGCGTCGGCATCTTCGCGTCCGGGTGCAGCTTCTTAATCTTGATTTTCATGATTTTTCTCTTTTGCAAGAAATTCAAAAACGTCGACTGACGCGATCATGATTTCCCCTATTTTTCGAGAAACTTCAGCAGAGAGGAGAAGTTGGTCGCTCGTTGCATCTTTCATGTACGACTTGAACATTTCTGCGAGTTCTTGGAACGACTTTCGTTCCAGAATCGCCATAGAAACCTCAAGCGGGGCTATGTTTGCCTCTTCAAGGATTTCGGCAACATATTTATTCGTTGGTAAAGTCATCTTCATGCTCACGTTCCTTGCGTGGCCATGGCGGCCGTGATGAGTGAGAGGGGAGTCCTCATAGCAGCGCTCCTTCAGGCACGGGGTCGGCTTCTCGGGCGGCTGTGATCTCGAGGCGGTAGATGTCGAGCACCTTCGCGGAAAAATGAAAACCGGGCCAATTGAGTTCGTGCCCGGTTTCGTTGAATCGCCTGACGACCTTGCTCAGCTGTTGCGCCGTCATGCTGAAAGCGAGCTGAGTGTCGTCGATGATGAAGTGCCGTTCGCCGCGTTGCATGCGCGGCCAGAGGTAGCGCAGAAGCAGTTTTGCGGGGTTCGTTTTTGTGGTTTTCATTGCTACCTCCGTGAGTAGGTTCTAGCGAATCTGGACGCTTTCGCGTTCTTCGATGTGGCAGCCGGGGACCTCGACGCCGTCGAGCAGAGCCTGCTTGATGGCGACCTTGTTCGGGCTGACGGTCGTCTTGACGGTCGTGTAGGCCTCGGGGAGGTCGGCACCTTCGGCGATCTCTACGGCCTTCGTCGTGCGGATGCTCACAGTCACGCGGCCAGTCTTGACCTTGCCGGTCGCGTGTAGCGCATCGATGAGCATTGCCTTGAGGTAGTCGGAGCGCTTCTGCATCGACTTGACGCGGGCGATCATGCGGTCGGCTTCGTCCTTGGCGGCTTTGGCTTCGGCATCGAGCTCGCGGAGGTAGAGCGCCGTGGCCTCGATCTTGTCGTTGGCTGCGGCCTCGACGGCGTGGAGGTTGTCCGCATTGAGGATTTCGCCGGTCTCCTCGTCGACGACGATGTCATCCAACGCAAAGCGCAGCGCCGGCGCGATTTCGTAGAGTTTCATTTTGCATACCTATGAAAAAGCCCCGCCGGTTAGGGCAGGGCCGATGTGAAAATTGGGTGTGGCTGTTACTTAGCAGTCAGGGCGCGGTAGCAGGACAGTTGCCTCACGCTATAGCCGTTGCGCTCGAGTAGGGCCTCGATGGAACCGAGGTTCATGCTTGTCACGGCTTCGTAGAAGCGGGGCGCGAGAGGCGACTGGAGGAGACGCATCAGCTTGAGGACGGTCTCGAGGTCTTCGCGGAAGAGATATCGCCAGTAGTAGACGAAATCTCGCAAGGTCTCGGCTTCTCGCGAGGAGAGGACGAGCGCGCCTTCGGGGATTGTCTGTGCGGGGAGCTGTGGCTTCAGCTCGCAAGTCTGAATGAACGAGAGCGCAGCCTGAAGCTGTTCCCGAGTCAGATCCTTGTAGCTGGCGATCTTGAAGGAGTCGTACAGCGCGTTGTAGACCGTCTGGTAGTGGATTGCGCAGTTCTTCGCGCGGGCCTTGACGGCCTTGCGGATCTCGTACATTTCTTCGGTCGTGAGCGTTTCCGACGCTTCGTAGCGTCCAGTCTTGCGGATGGTTGGCAGAACTTCGGACGTGACCCAGCGCTTGAAGCGCTTGGCGCTTTCGAGCTTGGAGCCGAAGATCAGGGCGTAGAGGCCGGACTCGTTGACGCAGTTGACCGTTTGGCGGCCGCCTTTCGTTTCGATTTCGGACTTGATGAGGTCTTCGGGGTCAACGCGGTCGTTTACGCTCTTTGCGGGCTGTGAATAACCGAGGGCTTTTGCGACGTCGATTGCAACGAAGAGGGGCGCGTCAGCTGTGCCGAGCGTGCGAAGTTGAGCGTTCTCGAAAGAGAAACATGCAGGGATAGACATATGCAGTCTCCTAGTAGTTTTGACATCAAACCGCTCCATGACGCCAATCATGGTGGGCGGACTTGCAGGTTGGCGTACCGGCTACTAGGTCCCGGCCTCCCGAAGGAGCCTGCAAGCCCACCCGTAATTTGGAGACTTGCAAGGGGGTTACTGAATCGGTAACCCCTTTTCGAGGACAACAAAAAAAAGCCGCTACCAACGGTCGGCGGCTTGTCATCGCACGCCTAGTAGTAATCGGGACGCCAATCCCGCGTCGCACCATTGCGGTGTCGACACGAGAAGCATACCCGAAACAGAGGCGCGTTGTCAAAAAGCAGGGCGATGACCTTGACAAGTCTGGGTGCAGCGGTTACGATCTAGATGCGGGTAGTCAAGGCTACGCCGTATACTCTGCGTGCTCGAATTAACGTTTAAGCGATCTTTCAAGATAGCCGACCGCAGGGGGAAAAGCCGCAGTTTGCGGCTTTTCTTTTGTCTGCTACTTGTTATTTCCCATCAGAATATGGACATATATGTTTATTCCGACGAGTCTGGCGTCTTTGATAGACATCACAATGACTATTTTGTGTTCGGTGGCCTTGTTGCGTTCTCGTATTCTGAAGCAGATGAAGCCACCAGGCGTTACCAACACGCTGAAAAACTAATCAAGACAAAAGAAGGACTTGCTAATGACGATGAAGCAAAAGCGTGTTTTCTGTCAAACGGCGGCAAGTCCAAGTTGTTCCGTTCTTTGAATAAATTTCATAAGTTCGGCGTTGTCATTCACCAAAATCGTGTGAATCCCAACATTTTTAACAATAAGAAGACAAAGCAACGATATCTTGATTACGCATTCAAGGGAAGCTCTTCAAAACCCCGCTTCAATTTCGGCTCGCTAGGACTTCTAACTGTCACGCAGGACAAATAGCCGTCACCTCCTTGTTAAAGGGTACTTTTGAAGAGCTTCCCAAGATTGCAGCCAGAAGAAAATTTGAGGCCTTGATCAAGGCGGGAGTGATCGATCCTCACAACGTTAGCAAAATCCGATTTTATGCGGATGAGCATGCGACTGCGACAGATGGCCGTTATGAGCTCAGAGAAGCGTTGGAGCAAGAGTTTAAGATTGGGACGTTCAACTGGAAGTGGAGCGTCTTCCACGAGCCAATTTTCCCAAATCTTCAAAGTGTAGAGTTGCATTTTTGCGATTCAAAGAGCCTAGCTTTAATTCGAGCTGCGGACATTATTGCGAATAGGATTTATTTTTGCGCGACATCGAGAGATTTGAATTCTTTAAGAGGAAGAAAAGAATTCGAATTGATCGAACTCCCGTGATGGCCTAAAAAGCCCCCGGCAGTGCCGAGGGCTTGAGTTATTCGAAAAAATCGAATGACTGATCAATTTGACAGCGTTGTCAAGATGGTTAGAAGGGTACGTCGGAGTCGTATGCCGGCTCGGGTGCGCGTCGCTGTGCGGCAGGCTTGGCCTGCGCCGGATTCTCGTCGTTGTCCTTCTTTGAACGCAGGAGCTGGATCTGCTCAGCGATGATCTCCGTCACGTAGCGTTCTGCGCCGTCTTTCTCGTACTTGCGCGTGCGCAGACGACCTTCGACATAGAGCGGGTCGCCCTTTGCCGTGTAGTCGCGTATGATCTCCGCTAGTCGACCGAATGCGCAGATGCGGTGCCACTCGGTCTCCTGCTGGACGTTGCCGTCCTTGTCGCGCCACTTGCGTGACGTGCCGAGGGAGAGATTCGCGATGACGTGATCGCCTTCGCGGATCTGGGGATCGTTGCCGAGATTCCCGATGAGGATGATCTTATTCACTGATGCCATTGTTAGCTTCCTCCTGTGTAGCCTGTTCGGTCATTGCTTGTTCAAGTTCGTGACGACGAGCTCTGAATGCTTGCGCGATCTTTTCGCGGTCTTCGTAGCAGAGACCCTTGGAGGCGATCTCCTTACCCATTGCCATTAGCTCGTCGGGTGTTTCGGCGCTGATTGTGCGGGACATAAGGTCGGCGAATTCGTCTGGCGTGACGCCAGCGCAATCGAGCCACTTCTTGATCTCTGCGCCGACCTCCGGTGTGAGAATTAGCGGATCAGTGCGAGAGGAGAAAAGTCCGGTACGGTCTTTCGACGCGTTCGCAAAGTGCCCGTCGTGGACGAGATCAAACATGATCGTGAACTCATAATCGACTCCGTCGCGCTGCTCGATCTTCATGCCGAGCTTCTTGATGACCTTCTTACCGTTGACGTCCTCTTGCGCCATCTCTGTCTTACTCCGCATCGTCGCGATGATGTGGAGTTTACTGGTGAGCATTGCGTCGACAAACTGTCGATGGCGAGGTGTCATCTCGTTCCAGGCAGACCACGAGTTACTGCGATAGCGTGCCTTCGCAATGCGTTCGACTTCCTCAAGACAGCCGCCCTTGCCGTTCCATTCATGCGTCATCGAGTCGATGATGAGAATGTCGTAGCCCGCGTCCTCGGCCGCCTTGATGGCTTCCGTGTATCGCTCTGGCGTGAAGGGCGCGTCCAGATCGAGGACGTCGAACCCAGGCATGCCGGGCATGTCAGCGTAGAGAGATGCTGAACCGCGCTCCGTATCGATGACGGCGATCTTGCCGCCGATCCCCTTGGCGAGCAGAAGAGCGCCGTAGGTTTTGCCGGAGCCAGATGTTCCTGACAGAGCGAGGCGAAGTTTTGAGGCGCTGCGAACGGCCTTTTTGAAAGTGAATGTCATGATGCGTTGTCCTCAGAAAGGTATTTCGTCGTCGCCGATGGCGTAGAAGTCTTCAAGCGACTTGTCGTAGATCGGCTCGGGACGCTTTGCACGTTCGCCGAACCACTGGGCTCGTTCGAACTCGTCTCGCGTGGCGTATTCGGGGTATGGGTCGAAGTCGTCCTCGTCCTCCGGCTCGGGCATCGGGAGGTCGAGCGGCTCAAGTGTTGCGATCGTCATGCTTACTCCTTTGGGCAGTCAAAGCCCGGTTCGGGGTCGAGGATGCAGTCGACGCGGTACGCGATCATATCCGTCGCGTCGAAGAGCGCGTCATCGAGCTCGTCGGTGATGGTGCCGATGCTCTTTGCGACCTCTCTTGCCGAGCTTGCGTTCTTCAGTCTCGTGAGCGCCCCAATGAGTCCGAGTGAAGCTTCTGGATTTGCGAGATACGCCGCCAGCACTTCTTCTTGCCAGTTTGTGACATAGCTCTCGCAGAGCTCGTCGATGTTGGCGTTCGGCGTCTGCTCCGCTTGGTGCGCGATCTGTCGCGCGATTCCTGTCAAAGTCTTCATTCGTTACTCCATGCTCCAGTGATGAGCGCACCAGCGATGACGGCTAGCGCACCGAAGAAGGTGATGAGCGTCCAGACGCGTCCGGAGCGCTCGCATGAAAAAGGCTCGACGTTCTGCCGAGCCTGCTTTGCTGCGCGCCGCTGCTCGAGCGGTTGCTTTCGAGTAATTCGTTTCATGTCGAAATCCTGGGGGATGTGGTCGATGATTCGAACCGGATCGGAGAAGCTCATTCTTCGTCCTCTTCGTCCTCGTCCTCGTCCTCGGGGTCGGGGTCGGGGCCGCACCACTTTTCGTAGTCGTCGGGTCCGCATCCATCGGGGTAGTTCCAAGCCATTTTTGTCTCCTAGTCAAAAATCCAGTGATAGAGGGTGGCCTCAGCCATTGCGGGCAGGATCACCAGGCCGAAGAAAAATCCGTTGCTCATGCGAAGTACCTCAAGGCGAGAATGGGGATGGCGAAGGCTGCGAGGCCGCCGACCGTGAACAGGCGAAGTCCGAACGTGATGGTGTCTTCGGACGTAGGCTCGTACTGGACGAGCTCGTCGGCGCTGCGTCCGGTGAAGAAATCGAGAAGAGACATAGCTTTCTCTCCGGTTGGGAAAATGAAAAAGGCATTCAGATGCCGCCGAAGGAGAGCGCCACGCGAGGTGGCCGGCGACACGTGAATGCCTTCTGGTTGGTTGGTGAGTGAGGGAGCCGGGGTGAACGCAAAAGCCTCTCGTCTGCAGATGCCCCGGCTTTGGGAACCGTCATAACGATCCGCGCCATATCTGCGTCAGCGCGTTTGCCCTCAAAGTCGTCAAGGAAGTGCCTCTATGAAGTACCGGATGTTCTTCGCGACCGCCTCGTACTTGTCAGGCGTGCGCACTTTCGACAGTACATAGGGGTCTGTGAACATGTAGAAGCTGAGCGCAGCGGCGAACGCTCTGCAATCAACGCTGAGCCGGCAGATGTCTTCGGCGGTCGGCTTCTTGATGCCGAGCCCGAGAAAGTACCCGGCGGCGAAGGTCTCAAAGTCTTTGATTTTTTGCATGATGTTCAGGCAATAAAAAGCCCCCGGCGTGTGCCGAGGGCTGTATGAACAAGGTGTTTAGAGCGTGAGATCTGGTGATTACTTTTCTTCTTTTACGTCGTTACGCCATAGTTTTGGCATAAATGAACCGATGAGCGATGCTGTTGGGACGGCCAAGAATGCGCACGTTACGATTGTTGGTTTGTCCATGAGTGCGCAGACGATGGCGCATAGAACGCAAACAAGAGATATGGCCAGACCGATGTTCTGGCCTTTTTTCTGTGCCTCAAGAGCTCCAGCGCTTTCTTTCGCTGCTATGTCAACAAGAGTGGATTTGTTTTTGGCATCCTGATCGATGGCAGAGTGTCGAGCATTTTGTTCGGCCTCGGCCATTCTGACGATTCTGTCTGCGATGCCAGGGAGAATATTCTCGTACCGCGCCAAAATGTCCGGGTGAGGCAAAGGTCCCTCAAAGGTTTCGGATTTTGCCGCGATTAGCTGAGTTTGAGCCTCTGTCTGGACGTCCGGCACATTGCCTTTACTGTCGGTAATCCGTTCTGGCTGCGTCGAGCTCTTTTCTTGCATAGGCTACAGCTTTATCGAAGTCTCTTTTAATGTTGATCATGTCTTCTGCAGGTGAGCGGTAAGACGTCTCGAACAGGCGACGATCAATTTTCGTTCGCACACGAGGCGGGTTCAAGGCTACAAAAGGAGCTACCAACCCATCGCACACGCCCTTCATGAAATTCGTCATGAGCGATGTGTTTAACTTAGTCATGATGTTCCATCCCTGAAATCGGGGATCGTCGTATAAGGTATCCTCATCTTACCCGCTGTAGGTGCGGATGTAAACCGCGTAGCCGTCCTTTCTTGTGAAAGCTGGTTCAAGCACCCTCGCAAGTCGATGACTCGGTATTCGGTTGAGTGGGAAGCGAAGGCGCTTGAATCGGCTCCCTCCTTTGGTTGTAAGCTAAAGACGTCGGGATCTAGCAGTTTCGACGTTTGTTTAACCAACTCCCAAAGGAGGGAATATGGAGCTATATGAAGTTCAGCGATTGGTGCAAAGGGTCTCCGATTTAGAAAGCCGCGTTGAGGCGCTTGAGGAAGCCCAAATCAACCCGTACAACATCGTGTCGTTTACGGCCGTTGCTGTAGCCGGACAAATGAACCTCAAGCCGATTCAGATGGATCCGGTGAACTGCGGTCTAGTATCTTTCGCAGGAGAGTTCGCTTACCGTCAAGACGTTGAGGTTCTTCAACTTCTAGCCAAGCGACATAAGCTTCTCTAAGAATCCTCTGGCCACTGGAAGTTCGGCAGCGTTCAAGCGCTTCACGCATCCAGTGGTCAGCGTTTCCGTTTTCTCTAAAAAGCTCTTCTGTTACTACTTCAAGAACCAACTCTTCGAGTAGCTCGTCGTCTGTACGTTCTGTCATGCTGTTCTCCTTTCGAAAACCCACCTAAGCCCTCTCTGTGGAAAGGGCTTAGATCGGCTTTCGATCAGGTCGCGGCTGCGCATCGTCTGCGCTCAGGCCGCTCGGGGCTAACATGCCCTCTGTCCGAAGACTGATCCTGATCGATCTACTTGGGTGTAGCGATGTGTCGCTTGCAGGTGGATCCCATCCCGACGCTTTACCGACATCCGTGTACTTTTCATACGCGACCTTTGCGACTACCGTTCTGAGCTGTACTGCGCGTCGCTAGACCCTTCTAGCCAAAGCTACAGCCGCTTCTCAGGCGGTCCCCGACACAGCTAAGTGCCGAGATTCGATGCCCTTCCCATCGATGCCTTGCCTTGCGACTTGGGTACCAAGCGGAACGTAATGCGTTCCACATTTGGTACTGTCATAGTACCACAGAGGTACCAATGGTGGTAGCGTAAGGTTACCAAAAATGGCGAGAAAGTTGACGTGGATCAAATGCTGTTTTGACGGACAAAAAAATCCCGCACAAGGCGGGATTGGGCGGAGCGAATTGTTATCGCGCGTTAGAGTTCGCGCACATTGAAGCAAAGAACGGCTCTGCCGACGATTTCAATTGTTTCGCATGACTCAAGTTGAATCGGTCTGTATTTGGGGTTGTCAGAAATTAGCTCAACCTTACCACCGGGGTGAATCTGAACGCGCTTGATGAAGATGGAGTTCGAGTACTGGATAGCGTACAGGCCGTCTGCGACGAAGCGATTCTGAGACGTATCGACAATTACAAAGTCGCCGCGTCTGATGCCCGGTTCCATACTGTCGCCGTCAGCTGTGATGATATGAAGCGTCTGGAAGTTCAGCGATGATGCGGACTTAGAAAGCAGCCACTGCTTGGTGACTCGGAGCATCTGGACTAGTTGAATAGTCTGTGTGAATTCACCGCCATAACCGCAGGAACCCTTAACGTCAAGGACCGGAATGGACACAACGTCTTCATCCAGTTCAAGCGTCTGCGGACGCGTCAAAACGGTGTCGCCAAACTTAAGGAAAGCTGGCGTGACGCGAAAGAACTCCGACAACGCCTCTAGGTTTTCATCGGATGGCATCTGAATGCCAGACAGCCACTTGCCGATTGTTACGTGACTTGCACCAATGCGGCGGCCTAGCTCGCGCATTGAAATTTGCCGCTCTGCTAACAGAGCTTTTAGGCGTTCAGGGAATGACATAAGGCCTCCTTTGGTACTCAGATAGTACCAATAAACGGACCGCCTTAGGGTACCACATGATTACCAACTATGGTACTATATCGGTACCATTAATTTTGTATGGGGTACCACATGAAGAAAGTTTCTGTTCGAGATGCCATCTCTCGATACGGCACTCAGCAAAAACTCGCCGACGATCTTGGGATTTCCCGCCAGACTGTCAAGCGGTGGGTTTCCAAGAACTCTGTCACGCGGAACTACCTTGCTCCTTTTTGCCGTCTGACTGGTTGTAAGCCGGAGGAAGTCAGTCAGTTTGCCGCTGACGTTTTGCAAATGATCAAAACCAGTCGATGAGGTTTTGAATGAGTTACGAGGCTATGCATAAAGTCCGCGCGTCGGGATTGTCCGATCGCACTCAGGTCGATGTGCTGGAAGCCCTTGCGTTTTTCCAAAATCCGGAAACGGGGGCTTGTTACCCGTCGACCGAGAAAATTGCGCGAATTTCTCGCGTGAACGATCGTCTTGTTCGCACGACGTTAAAAGTTTTGCACGATCTTGGCTACGTGTCGTCAACTCAGGCGCCTGGTCAAATGCGTTACTTCACCTTGCATTTGAACAGGCTGCCAACGGCAGACCCCCTGAAGGAAAGCGAACCCCTGCAAGATTCGACTCCCCCTGACAAAAGTACACCCCTGAAGGAAAGTACACCCCTGAAGGAAAGTACACCCCTGAAGGAAAGTGCATGGGAGGGGTGTAGGAAAGTGCAGGGGACCCCTGTAGAAAAATGCAGTTCACCCCTGTATGAAACTACACCCGAACAAGTAAATGAACAAGTAATTAAACAAGTAAAGGGAACAAGTAATAGCTTGCCCGCGCAAGCGCCGTGGGAAACCGACCATTTTCCCGACGCCACGAAAAAGGTCGAAAAGCCAAAGGCGACAAGAGCCAAGCCAAAGACAAGCTGCCCTTTCTCTCCTGACGATCCCATCCCGCCTGAATACCTTGAGTACGCACAAGCAAAGCATCCGAGCATCAACGCTCAGGCCGAGTTCACAAAGTTCGTCAACTTCCACCTTTCCAAAGACAACCGGTACAGCAACTGGCTGGCTGCTTGGAGAACTTGGACGACGAAGGCCGAAGAGTTCGCTAGCAGCAGGCCGCAGAGCCAGTCATACGCACAACGCAACAACAAGCCACTCATTTTCGATGACGCCTACTACGGCGACGGGAGTTTCTGATGAACGATGTAGTAAAGATTTTTAGGGAGACGGGGGTCCGAAAGGTGACGCTGACCTGTCCGAAGCACGGTCAGTACACGGTCGAGCAGGCGATCGTAGGCGGAAAGGTTGCTCATACGCCTGAATGTCCGATGTGCGCTGAGGAGCGTTGGAACTCCCCTGAAGAAAAGGCCGAGCGTGAGCGCTTCAAGGCAGAAGCTGAGGCACTCGAGAAAAAGCGTGCAGAGGAGGCTGCGAAGGCTGCTCACGACACCGCTGTGCGACGCGCACGCAGCCCCGACGAGTTCGTGAGCAAGACGCTCAAGGGCTTCCGTGAGACGAATGCGCAGCTCTGTGAGGCGCTTCGCCAGGCGCGGCTCTACGTCGACAACTTCGAGAAGATCGCTCCCAAGGGCGTGGGCTTCTGCCTCTACGGCCAGTGCGGTACCGGCAAGACGATGTTGGCATGCGCGATCTTGCAGGAGCTTCTCGGCAAGGTGCAGGGGCTCTACGTGCCGATGTGGGACGTGCTCCGAGCCATCCGCAAGGCAGACGCCTTCAAGGCCGACACGGCAGACTATGACGCCCTCGTCAAGGCACCGCTCCTCGTCATCGACGAAATCGGCGTGCAGAACGGATCGTCCTTTGAAGAGTCTCAGTTGATGTCTCTACTGGACGTGCGCTACTCGCGGCACCTTCCGACCATCTACGTCACGAATCTTCTGCCAGACGTGAAGCCCGACACGCAGGAAAGCAATCCCAACACGCTCAAGGCGAAGTTGGGTGAACGAATTTTTAACCGCATCTATGGCTCGAGCGTCTTCCTGTACTTCAAGGGTGAAAGTCAACGAAAGCGAATCATGAGCATTGAGGAGTTGATCTGATGTCACTTCCGGTTGTTGTGCATTTCAATCAGCGCTTTTGTTTGTTCTTCAACACCGATCGTTTGCTCAACGATCAGGTTCAACAGGTTCGACATTTGAACAACGATGTCATACGTCGCGTCCTTGGGGTAATAAATGAACCCCTCATGAACGCCATCGTTACCAAGATGTCGGCAAGCATGGGCCGCAGCGGTAATTCGTTCAGGAAGTCCGAGGGCGTTGATACGGCTAGCCAAGGATCCTGTCGTAATACCCCGGTATTCACAGAACCTCTCAAGGGCGTGACGAAGCAATCCGGCGGCCGCCGCAGGCGATTTTATTGCAATGCTTTGCGCCTCATCCCAAACGTCCTTAACAGGCTCGGGCATGTACTTGGAAGCGGGAACTGGATCGGGTTCAGGCCAAACGAGCTTTCCGTCAATCCAAAGGCTGAATTTCTGGCAGTTAACACATTGTTTGACACAAACCTCTGCCATTGGAAAGAACGTGGCAAGCATTTCAACACTGATTTTTCTATCGAGGTGATGCTCTCGGAAAAAGTCTTCGTTGTTTTGCGGTTCCTTGATGCGTTGTGGAATCGGAATGGGAATTTGCTGAGCAACGACGTTGCATCTGGGACATTTACACGATTCGACCTTTCTCAAACTATCTAAGGCATGAAGAAAAGGAATTTCATATGAGTCAGACATATTTAACCGCCGAATGGGTGAATGAAAGAAACAAAGCCTTGGCTAAGGCCGGTGAGGGTATTGTCGCCGCTCGCAAGAGCCTCGATCAACTCGAGGAAGCCCTGAGAGGAACCGTCTCGGGCAAGTTCCCTGACATCGGGCAAGTGGCAGACACGACGCACAGGCTTCGTGAAGAGATCGACCAGATTCTGATCGGCCTGGTTGAGTCGAGCATGGTTAAGCCAGAAAGGAGGCTTTGATGATCCTCGATGAGTTCACCGGACGCAACTGCAAGCGCACCGAATACATCGACGCCCGCAGCCGCCACTGGATCGTGCGCACCGCCCCGGTCTTCGTTGAACGCAAGCTCGACCGATACGAGACGACGCTGCTACTCCAGCTCGAGCACTGCAACTCGCCGTGCCGACGCGCCGTCAGCGCTACAAAAGAGCGCGCGCTCATGAAGCACGACGGCTTCGTCGCACGGCTACAGAGGGCTGAAGCAGATCAACTCAATAAAGCCATCTATCCATAAGGAGAAACGAGTGAAACGACAAGACTTCGAGCGCTTTTTGAATGAACGTGTGCACGGCGTCATCTGTGCTGTCTGTGGCCGCCAGGACTGGATGATGAGTGTGAATGAGGAAAACGAAAACATTCTCATCATGTGCAGTCACTGTGGCCACGTCGTCTCGTTCAATCGTAACTATGTGGAAACGCTACTAGGTGAGGCCGAAGCCGAAGACCTTGGAAGCGATGGCTCCAATAACAACGGTAGCAATGCCGATAAGCCAGTTGACTGTCGTCTTGCTGACCTTCCCGTCGACTCTGGAGCTGAGCTCGGTAATTCGTTCTGCGGTTCGTCTCTCGGATTCCTTGATCGAGTTCGAAAGACGATTCTCAACTTCGTCCGTATGGTCAAGGTAAAGCTTTACCCACTGTGAATCGTCAGTTTTTGCCATGAATTTGTTCCTCAATAAACGATCGATCAAAGAACTCGAGACGCCCGCAGTGGTTGCAACGAAGAATGATGCAAGAACTCAAAAGGTCTTGTTCATCTTTTCCGGCTTGCTGATCAGTGGATTCTTTTGGCTGTTGGCCACCAAATTCCGTAATGAGTTCGCCCAAGGCGGCTTGAAGATCCTGGCGATAGCCTGTGGCTACGTTGGTTTCTCTAACCACGCCGTCGTCAACCTTCAGGTACCAATCGGTGGACTTACAGATGGGGCACCGCATGCCGTTCGCACGTTCGTTTAGGAACTTCGTTAATTCGTCAATTGTCAATTTCAATTTCTCCGTGAGTTGGTTGATGGTTTGTCTGGGGAGACACCGTCAATCATCTCACGGGGAATCTCAAAACTAAACAGGAAGAAACGATGAGTGAACTCAAAGATGAAGATTTTCAGCCGGTCGAAATCAAGGGCAAGGAAAACCTCCCAGCTATCGGCCAACGATGCCTTTTCATCCTGCGCTCTTGGAAGGACAAGCCCGTTTGCGCCAACTTCCGCGTTTACGGGTACCGCGATGACAAGCGCACCATCTACATCCCGCTCCACAAAACCAAGCTGAACATTCTCTGCGTCAAGAGCTGGCACGTTGAGCCGGGCGCTCCTTTCTATGACGGCAACCTCTAAGGACCACACATGAACCTCTTTACTCCAACCGAAGAAACCAAGGTCAAACACTTGCTCTCCACGCTCGATGACGCGGAAACGCAAATCTGCATTCTGGCTAACAACCAACGAGGCCGCCACAACTGGGAGCGCACGGACGCTCGTAAGAACGTTGTCACTCTCCTCAAGTCCGTTCGCAAGCAAGCAGACTCGCTCATCAGGCACATGGACAAGTCCGATAAGGAAAGGCTGAACGTATGAACAAAATGGTTCTCGCACTCGGACGAATGAAGTCCGGCCAGATGAACCGCACGGAGGCGGCTTATGCAACCACGCTAGAAGCCGCCAGAAACGCGCAGGAGATCGTCTGGTATGCCTTTGAAGGCGTCACCCTTAAGCTCGCTGACGGATGCCGCTACACGCCTGATTTCGCCGTTCTACGGGCTGATGGAGTCATGGAGATGCACGAGGTCAAAGGATTCTGGACCGACGACGCCCGTGTGAAAGTCAAGGTGGCGGCCGAGAAGTTTCCGTTCGTTTTCAAGGCCGTCTACAAACAACCCAAGAAAGACGGCGGTGGCTGGAGGATTGAGGAGTTCTGATGATCACGAAAGAGCAAGAACAGCGTTTGCGCAACTGGGCACGAGCAAACCGAGAGTGCCCTCGAGCTAAGAAAGGTGCAACACAGGTTTTCTGCGAGTCCCTTCGGTACTACTACGACAGAGAGCCGGAAGAAGGGGAACAACTCCCTGTAATGCGCCCGCTCCCGGCTACTCGCGGCATAGATCTGGCTGACGCCGATCTACTGGATGCGGCGTACCGAGACGAGCGCATGACCTCTGTAAACAGGGACGTTTTGCGCCTTCACTACTGTTGTTTTGTGTCGCCGAACACCATTGAGCACAAGCTTTCTTTTGGGCATAAAACTTTTCAGAAGCATAAAGAACGCGCGGTATCTCAGCTCTTCTCTATCGTTGAAACTCTCAGCGAAACAGTGGTAAAATAAAAAAATATTGACGAGCAGTTGGCTCACGGTTTGACTCCGCAGCTCCCGAAAGGGAGCTTCGGCATGCCTAGAAGAAACGAACCCGCAAGCGTAAGCAAGCGGATTTTTTGTTATCCGTAAAAAAATGAAGAAGATTCTCTTGGCGGCTGTCGTAGCCGCTTTTTTTGTGTCCGGCACGGTTGATGCGCGAGGCGTCGGTGGCCGAGGCTTTAGCGGCGGTCGATCTTTCTCCCGTCCTGCTCCCGCGAAAACCTATGCCCCTAAGCGCACGACCGTCGTGAAGAAAAATACGACCGTCGTCAATCAGACGGTTCACCAGAACACCACCTCCTCCAGTGGCGGCGGCTTCTGGTCGACCGTCATGGGGGCCGCCGCAGGCTCTATGGCTGGCAATGCCATTTACGATGCAGTGACGAAGGATGACGAACCGAAGCAACCGGCACAGCCTCAGCAGCCACAGGTCATTTATGTCCCTGTCAGTTCTGACGGCAAGCCCGTTCAGCATGCGCAATAAGGCAAAATCCGCAAGGTGCAGACCCTGCGGGTTTTTCTTTTGATGGTGTTGACTAATCTCTAATTGGATAGAACATCTGCGATTCCGCCGGGGAAGTTTGGAAGAATTTTTGGGTGCTTCCACGGATTACCCTTAGCCGTCTTAGTCGCCTGGAAGAATTCTTCGTCATGATCTGCAACCCAAGACACTTTGTATTTCATGCCAAATGAACGACAGCGGACTACGTTTCTGATGAAGTTCATTCGATCCCAGACAGTCCAAACAAGCAAGGTGGCGATTTCTTCCTTACTGGCATTCGTTCTGTGGGGCTTGGAATCCCATTTTTCCTGAATGCGCCGATCCCGGATTTTTTCAAAGATCTCGGAGTTGTTTTTCAGAAATGAAATGACATCGGCTTTTGTCTTGATCGAGGCGCCACCGTTGATGTAGTCCTTGATCAGATCTTTAGCTTCCTGCGCTTTGAGTGAGTTGACGATGGTTTCGGGCTTAGTTTTTTCTCGTTCCTTTTCCCAATCAATCTCGTCTGGGTAGGGGTTGCAAAACATCATGTGCCATGCCCAAAGCCCTTTAGCAACGCAACGGGATTGCCAGTAGTCCCACTCTCGCCAGTGCCAGTCGGACTCTCCAAGAATTTCGAGGATGTTGGTGGCAATGCTTTCTTTGCCTTTTGAGTCGGAGTCGTATAGGTGACAGAGCTCTTTAACGATGAGCGACCGTTGCTCATCTGTAATGCCGTAAATCAGGTCGGAGGTGAACTTAGCCGCGTCTTCTTGCGTATACGGGAACTCGCTGTCCTTTGGCGGCGAGTCTGGCGACTGATTGCTTTCTCGTTTTGATTGTTTGCTTTCTTGTTTTGATCCAAAAAGCGTTTTTGCGATGGATGAAAAAAAGCCCATTGCGGTTCTCCTAGTTGATATTTAAGAGTAACGCTTTTGGATTTGAAATGAAATCAGGGTTATCCAGATTGTTTAGGGGGACTATGACTGAAAAAGCCAAAAGCCTTAGTGCTTCCAAAAAGAGGGGTCGTCCAAGCAAGTACACGGAAGAACTGGCTCAAAAGATCTGCGACTTGATCCGAGAAGGCAAGTCTGAACGACAGATCTGCAAGATGCCTGGAATGCCTTCATTCGACGCATTGAACGATTGGAAGGCGAAGTATCCTGACTTTCTCCACCAATCCGCGCGCGCGAGGGAGGAGAGCGCTGAGAAGTTCAATGACGAACTCCTCGACCTCCAAGACGAACTCAACGACCAGTTGCAGACGCGTCTCTCAACCGGCGAGGACTTTCCGAAGGGTGCGGTTGAAGCCTACAAGGTGCTGATGCAGGAAAAAGCCCGACAGGCTGCTTGGCGTGATGATTCACGCTACGGCAATCGCAAGACCGTGAAGGTTGATGCGACTGATAACGCCAAGGGCATGGCTGAGGTTTACGCAAAGATGTTGGAGGCTCAGAAGGATGGCTGATCCTTTCCGTGAGATCTGGAGGCCGCATAGATACAAGGTCTTCTATGGCGGGCGAGGATCCGGCAAATCGTGGGCGGTGGCGCAGGCCCTTGTGGTCATGTGCGACATGGCGAACATTCGCGTTCTGTGTTGCCGCGAAATCCAGAACTCAATCAAAGACTCGTCCTATCAGATCCTGAGGGACACGGCAGAGCGTCTCGGAATATCGGGGCGCTTTTCCTTTTTGGAGTCCGAGATTCGCCACAAGCTGACCGGATCACGATTCATCTTCAAGGGCTTGCTCAGAAACGAGCAGTCTGTGAAGTCGACCGAAGGCATCGACATTTGCTGGGTTGAAGAGGCACAGACCGTCTCCGAATCCTCGTGGGAGGTTCTGATTCCGACCGTTCGCAAGCCGGGTTCAGAGATCTGGGTAACGTTCAACCCTCTGAATGCCGATGATCCGACGACGAAGCGATTCATTGAGAATCCGCCCCAAGAAGCCTACGTGCGAAAGATCAACTTTGATGAGAATCCGCACTTTCCACCTGAGCTACGCGCTGAGATGGAGCATGACAAGGCTGTTGACTACGAGAAGTATCTCCACATCTGGGAGGGCTTCCCGCGCACCGTCTCCGACGCTCAAGTGTTCAAGGGACGCTACAGCGTAGAGAGCTTCCCTGACGATCTGTGGAAGAAGGCAGACCGCCTTTTCTTCGGTGCTGACTTTGGCTTTGCCAGAGACCCGAACACGCTCATCCGGTGCTTCATGTACGACGGAAAGCTCTACATCGACTATGAGGCGTATGCGGTCGGCGTTGAGATTGACGAACTGCCTGCGTTTTATCGCACCGTTCCTGAGGTTGACAACTGGCTGATTCACGCTGATGCGGCTCGACCAGAAACCATCAGCTACCTTGCGAATCGTGCGAACCCGCCGTTCCGCATCAGCGCTGCCAGTAAGTGGCAGGGAAGCATTGAGGATGGTGTTGCCTACTTGAAGAGCTTCGAGAAAATCATCATTCATCCGAGATGTAAGCACACTGCGGACGAATTCAGGCTTTACAGCTACAAGGTCGACAAGACGACTGGAGAGGTCCTTTCGGTCTTTGTTGACAAGAACAATCACGCCATCGACGGCATTCGCTACGCACTCGATGGATACATCACCAAGCCGGGCTTGTCCAAGTGGGCTCGCCTTGCGCAATGAGGAGCATTATGCGAAACAACAAACGAGTCGGACGGCGCACTCAGCGTTTTGCCGACGGCGTGAGCAATGCGCTTCTGCGCATCGGGCCGAACACGCAGAACACCTTCCAGAAGACGCGGTACATTCCCGAGTTCAAGTCCATGGAGCGCAATCAGCTCGAGTGGGCGTATCAGGGCTCGTGGATCTGCGGTCTGGCTGTTGACATCATCGCCGAAGACATGACGCGTGAAGGCGTGGATATCAAGGCAAGCGATCCGTCTGTGGTCGACAAGATCAATACCCAGATGGACGATCTTGGCGTTTGGAACTCTCTCTGCGACGCGATCAAGTGGTCTCGCCTTTATGGCGGTTCTATCGCAGTCATGCTCATTGACGGTGACGACATGAGCACGCCTCTCGGCAAGATTCGCCCCGGCTCCTTTAAGGGCTTGTGCGTTCTTGACCGATGGCAGATTGATCCGACGCTTGGCAGTACCGTTCAAACGCTCGGTGCGGACTTCGGAAAGCCTGAGTACTACACGATCATCGCGGGGTCTAGCGAAATCTCGATCCCGTCTCAACGCGTTCACTACTCGCGTGTGATCCGCTTTGAAGGTCGACGCCTGCCCTACAACCTGCGACGCGCTTACGGCGGCTGGGGTGCTTCCATTCTCGAGACCGTCTTTGATCGAATCTCCATGTTCGATCTGGCAACGGAAGGCGCAGCACAGCTCTTGTCGAAGGCGTATCTGCGCTACTACAAGGTTGAAGGCTTGAGGGACATCCTCACGAACGATCTTGCCGCCAAGGGCTTCCTGAAGCAGATGGACTACATCCGCATGTTCCAGGGCATTGAGGGCATGACCCTTGGTGATTCGTCAGACGACTTCCAAACGATGACGTACACCTTCACGGGTATTCCTGAGGTAATGCTCCAGATTGGTCAGCAGATCTCGGGTGCCATCGGTGTGCCTCTGGTGCGACTCTTCGGTCAATCTCCTACGGGCTTCAATTCCACAGGGGAAAGCGATCTGCGCACGTACTACGACAACGTCAAGCATGATCAGGACAGCGATCTGCGTCCGGGCATGAAACGCTTGCTCAATGTCATGTACGAGAGCGAGATGGGAACGCCGCCGGGTGACGACTTCAGCTTTGAGTTCAAGTCTCTTTGGCAGATGACGAACGAGCAGAAGGCGCAGGCCGCTACGGGCATGGCCGGGGCGATCATTCAAGCCCTTCAGGCGGACGCTATCACTCCGTCTGTCGCCATGAAGGAACTTCGCAAGCTGTCTGACGTGATCGGTCTCTTCTCTTCAATTTCCGATGAAGACATTGATGAAGCCGAAGAGATGGACAACGGACTTATGCCCCAAGCTCTTGGAGGAATGAATGAAGGTCAAGTCGAAAACGGCGTTTCGGGAGCCGATCAAAACGGCGAACCTAAACCGTTGGTACCGAAGGCGGTTGCTACAAATCGCGAAGCAGGTTGACATGATCGCTCGGGAGTTCGACGAAGAGACCGATCTTTTCGTTGCGGTCTCCCAGATTCAAAGGCGGCTCTTCTCGTATGAGGACTCGCTGAATGCCTATGCACTGGACATCGCAAGCGTCATGCTCAAGCGAGCCGATCAGGCTGACTACGACACTTGGCTACGAGTTGGCGAGGGAATCACGAGGGCGACACGCAAGCGCCTTCGTTCTCCTGCCATCGCAAACGAGTACCAGCGCATGCAGGCAGAGCAGGTTGATCTGATCAAGACAATCCCGCATGAGGCCGCCATGAAGGTTCATGAGTGGGTCAGGTCCGGTTTGGCAAACGGGCAGCGTTTCCCTGAAATCGCGGCTCGCATCAAGAACGAACTGGGTGCAAGCACGGAGGCCCGTGCCATTTGCATCGCACGAACGGAGACGGCTCGAGCACGATCCAACTTCACGCAAGCTCGAGCAAAGGCTGTTGGGTCAACCGGTTACATCTGGCGAACTGTCGGAGACGGGGCTGTGCGAGACATGCACGCTCGCCTTGATGGGACGGTTCAACGGTGGGACTCGCCGCCGATCTGCGAGGTCGGAAAAGGCGGAACGCCTGTTAGAAGTCATCCAGGGTGCGTATGGAATTGCAGGTGTTTTCCCGAACCACTGTTCTCCAAAACGGGGTATGAAAAATGAGATTCAAAGATGGTGCTGAGTTCTACACCGTCGAACAGCTAAGCCCTCGGCGCGAGAAAACGCCTGAGGGCTTTTTGCTGTGCAAGGACGTGCCGATCAGTCGTGTCGGCGAGTTCGACTACACGCCGCTTGAGACTGGTATCGCAGGCAAGGGCGGAAAGGTAGTCATGAGCCGTTCCGAGGCTGAACTATTCAAACCCGAGACAATGGCGAGCTTTGAAGGCAAGCCGGTAGTCATCGGGCACGGTCAGTTTGCTGATCCTGACAACTGGAGAAAGATCAGCATCGGACACGTGCAGAACGTCAGGCGAGGAGAGGGGGAACAAAGCTCGCTACTCCTCGCGGACTTGCTCCTCCAGGACGCCGAAGGCATTCGGCTTGTCGAGGAAGGCCAGTTGACGGAGGTGAGCTGCGGCTATGACGCCAAGGCCATCGACGACGGCAACGGTCGGGGGCATCAGGAGGGCATCGTGGGCAACCACCTCGCCTTAGTAGAAAAAGCTCGCTGTGGCGAGATTTGCAAAATAGGAGATGGTTTTATGAAACCAAAGTCCTGGAAGAACGCTCTGCGTCGCTTTTTCAAAGACGGCGACGAAGAGGGTTTTAACGAATGCCTCGATTCGGTCGAGGCGAATCCTGTAGGAGATGACGGTCAGGGCGAACCTGCTCCGGCTCCTGCTCCGACTGCTGAAGAACGCCTTGACGCTGTCGAGAAGTCCGTGGCGGCCTTGACCGAAAAGGTTTCTGCGATGGAAAAGCCGACCGCTGACGAAGAACCTCCCGAACCCCAAGAGGGCGCGGAAGGCAACGAAGGCGGCGAGGCCGATCCTGACGCTGAAATCGTCGCAGACGAAGAAGTCGAGCAGGTGATGGCTGACGCTGACGAACTCGTACCGGGCATCGCGAAGCCGCAGGGTGATGGCGAAGGCGGCAAGTTCACTCGCGGTCTGGTCGGTCGCATCAAGCGCAATGCCCTGAAGCTTTCAGGCAATAAGACGTTTGGCGACTCCGCCACGCTTGACGGTCAGGCTCTCGATGTTGCCTTTAAGGCGGCGGTTCTTCTGGCTCGTTCCAAGAATAACCCGACGGCTCGCGGCTTTGGTGACGGCGGTCAGCAAACGCCCGCTCGTCCGTCCAACTCCGAACTCAATACCAAGTACAAAACCTTCTGGGAGGGCAAGTAATGTCTCAGTTCATTGGTACCTCGATGCCGCGCGGCTTCGCAGGTGAAATCACTCGCGGCTTCTTTGACTTCACGACCGAAGTCCACAAGAACAACGGCACGGTCAAGGCTTTCGGCGTTCCCGTCAAGCTTGCCGGTACGTCGGTTGCCGCCACGACGGCCAACACGGATGCGGTCTACGGCTTTGCCGTCCGCGAATACGGTCAGGTGGATGCAGCAGGCGTCCAGAAGGACGACATCCTGACGGTTCTTCGTCGCGGCTACATGGTCGTCAAGACGGCTGGCGGTACGCCCGCTCTCGGCGGCACGGTCTACCTCAAGACCGACGGCACGATCACGGCTGACAAGGGCACCAACACGGCTATTCCGGGTTGCACCTTCATGGGCGCTGCTGACGCCTCCGGCCTTGTCGAAATCGCTTTCAACATTTAAGGAGTGAAACATGCGCTTCACTGATGCAGAAATCTCTTCGACCGGCGCTTTCATGCGCGGCGAACTCGAACGCCTCGATCAGGAGCTGTACGCTCCGCTCGCTGATTTCACGTGGTCTCGTGACATTGACCTTCGTGAAGACGTGACCATTGCTGACGAGGTTACGTCCTTCATGCTCGCCAATTACGCGGGCGGCTTTGGCTCGATCGGCGGCTCCGGCAAGTCCTGGATCAAGGGCATGGACACCACCCCGGCTCGCGTCTCCGTCGAAACGTCGAAGGTCACGACGCCGCTTACCCCGTGGGGCATGGAAGTGTCCTACTCCATCTTTGAACTTCAGAAGGCCATGCAGGTTGGTCGTCCGATCGACGTTCAGAAGTATGACGCCATGAAGTTCAAGCACCAGCTCGACATTGATCAGCAGGTCTACATGGGCGACGAAGGCATTGGCGTCAAGGGCCTTCTCAACAACGATGCTGTCGTTGCCAAGTCCAACCTTGGTTCCGTTGATGTCAAGACGATGAGTGCTGGCGACGCCGTTGAACTCTTCAACTCCGTTCTTGAGGCTTCTTGGAAGGCGACTCAGTACATCCGTATCCCCGATACGATCCTGATCCCGCCGGCTCTCTTCGCAGCCCTTGCTTCCAAGCAGCTCCCGAACGTTGACAAGAACGTCCTGGAATACGTCCTCCAGAACAACATTGCCGTCTCCAACGGCGGCAAGCTCACGATCCGTCCGGTCAAGTGGCTGAATGACAGCTCGATCAACAGCGGCAATGGTCGTCTGGTTGCCTACACGAAGGCTCGCGACGTTGTTCGCTTCCCGCTCGTTCAGCTCCAGTCCATGGCTCCGCAGTTCCGTGACTTCATGCAGTCCGTGCCGTACTACGGTGCTCTTGGCGGCGTTGAATTCGTCCGTCCGGAAATGGTCTACTACGGCGACCTCGCTTAATGAGAGGAGGGCTCACGATGAAAAAGATTACCGTCGATGGGCCCGTCACTCTCAACCTCGAGGACAAGTCCCTCGCCTTTATCAAGGGGCGCGTCTACGAGGTCGAGGACGCAGTGGCGGCACATCCCTACTTGAAGCAGTACATCGTTCGCTGTGAGGACGTTGAGCAGGCTGTCAAGCCCGCTCGCAAGACGGCTCCCAAGGCGAAGAAGGAGGCCGAAGATGGCAAGTCCGACGCCACAGGCGCTTAAGGTCTTTCGAGAAACCTTTCCCGAAATTTCCGAGGACAAGTACCCGGATGCGGCGGTAAGAATCCGTCTGTCACTTGCAGACAAGTTCTTTGCCGCCGACCGCTTTGAGGACGCCGAAGTTCGCGCTCACGTCATGGGCTTGTATGCCGCTCACTATCTGACGGCATACGGCTCAACAGCATCGGGCGGCAATGGCAACGGCGGAACGCTGGGAGTTGTCGCATCCAAGTCCGTGGACGGTGCGTCTGTGTCCTATGACACGAGCACCGGCACGGAAGAGGGTGCAGGGTTCTGGAACATGACGGCTTACGGACGCGAGCTGTATCAGCTCATGCAGATATTCGGAGCCGGAGGCATCCAGATATGAAGCCCAAATCCCTGGCATCGCTTAACCACACTTCTCACGTTCAAGAGCTCAACAAAAGCCTTGAACGGCTCAAGAGGAGTGTGGTTTTTGTTGGCATTGCATCGGGTTCAAAGACTGATGCTCGAGAAGATGGCGGTCCGCCAAATCATCTTTTGGGTTTTGTCCATGAGCATGGCTCGCCCGCAGCCAACATTCCTCCGCGTCCTTTTCTTGTGCCGGGCGTGAAGTCCGGCAAGGAGAAGGTGACGAAGCATCTTGAAGCCGCCATGCGGGCCGCGCTCAATGACGACGACAAGGCGGTGAAGGCTCTGCTTGAACAAGCGGGGTTCGACGCTGTGTCTGCGGTCAAGCTTTACATGCGCAACGGTACCTTTGAGCCGCTCAAGCCGAGCACGATCAAGAACCGCAACCGCAGTCGACTGACCAAGGGCAAGCGAGAAAACGAACAGCAGGGGAAGAACATTCAACCTCTGACCAATACGGGCGCGTTGCGAGACGCGCTCGACTTCTATGTGGAGGACGGCGATGGCTGGGCTTGACGTATCTGAGGTCATTCGTGATCCGTTATTCACTTCGCCCGTCACTCTGATTCCCAGAACGGAGACTGTCGATTCTCTCGGCAATCCTGCATGGGCTGACGGTGAGCGCGTGAGGATTCAAGCGGTCGTCACTTCCGACATGAAGAGCATCGAGCGGCTCCCTGACGCCCTGCAACGCGCAGGAACGATTCTTGTTCGTTTCATGAAGGACGATGCTCCCGAAGGATTTGGACACGGCTACGACGCTGTGGAGTGGCGTGGACGCAAGTTTGTCGTGAAGGATTGCGCGGACTACTCGCAATTCGGACAAGGCTTCATCCGCTTAACTTGTTGGCCAGAGGAGGCATCGGATGGCAGTTATCGACAGCCGATCAGCGAAAGTGCTGACGCCGATTGGCTCTGAGAACACGAAGTCGCCAGAAGACAAGCTGCGAGTCTGGCTTGCCGCACTGACAGGGCTCGACAATGCGCACGTCAGGCGCAGATGGCTTGCTCGACCGGGTACGCGCTTTGCTCTTGATGAGGATTGGGCGGCGGTCGGCATCATCTCCGTCTCTACCTCGGGGACGCCCTATCAGCAGGGGCACAAGGGACGCCTGGACGATCCCGTCTCTGGAGACATCAAGCGCATCAGTCACCAGACTCTCACCTGCGTGGCTTCTTTCTACGGCTCAAATGCACAGGAACTCGCAGACACATTCCGCGAAGGCGCTCAGATCTTTCAGAACGCGAACGCGCTCAAGAAAGCGGGGCTTGTGCTTCAAGGCGTCAATGAGGACATTCAGCATCTTCCTGACTTCCTCTTTGAACAATGGGTTGACCGCTACGACGTGACCTTCAAGGTTGGTCGTGAGGTCGTCCGCACATACGGCGTCCGCGATCTTGCGAGCGTCGGGGATATAGAGATTCACACTGAAAAGGGGACGCTATGACAGCACCTACTCTTCCGGTCTCTGACGTTGTCAACGTCAAGATTGAGATGTCGCCGACGGCGGCAGCTCTCCGAAACTTCGGAGCCTGCCTGATCATCGGTACTTCTGATGTCATCGACACTCAGGAGCGAATCCGCGCATACTCGGACATCACTAGCATTGCGCAGGAATTCGGCGCTAATTCGAAGGAATATCTCGCCGCACAGGCTTTCTTCTCGCAGTCTCCCAAGCCGTCTGTTGTTCAGATCGGACGTTGGGCAAAGTCTGCTACCGCAGGCCGCCTTCGTGGCCGCATGCTCTCTACGAATGAGCAGGCCATCGACACCTTTACGAGCATCGAAAACGGTTCGATCACGTTCACGATTGACGGCGAGTCAAAGGCTGTTTCCGCAGTTGACCTTTCCGCAGAGACGAACCTCAATGGCGTCGCTTCTCAGGTTACGGCTGGCCTTTCCGGCTCTGGCACTTGTGTCTGGTCTGGCACTCAGTTTGTCGTGACCTCTGCAACGACAGGAACCAGCTCGAGCGTGACTTGCAACGATGAAGGTCAGCTCGCGCAGGCTCTTGGCTTGAACTCTTCGGCTACCTCCGTCAAGGGCAGTACTGCTGAATCGCTTGTTGAGGCTCTGGCTGTTCTGACGGACTTCCAGGGTTGGTACATGGCTTGCATGGTTGGTGACGCAGGCGAGGAAGAGATGATTGCCGCCGCAGGCTTCATCGAAGCGGCTTCTCCCGCTCGCATGATCGGCTTTACGACTCAGAACACGCTTGAGCTTGACTCCACGCGCTCTGACACGCTTGGAGCGAAGCTCAAGGCACTTGGGTACAACCGCACTGTGGTTATGTACTCGAGCTCTTCTGAGGTTGCCGTGGCAAGCATCTTTGGACGCATGAGCACGGTCAACTTTGAGGGATCCAATACGTGCATCACCCTGAAGTTCAAGCAGTGCCCGGGTGTCGCGGCTGAAAACCTCCGCATCTCTCAGGCAAACACGCTGAAGTCTCACAACGTCAATGTGTTTGCGGCTTACCAGAACGACACGAGCATTCTTCGTGAAGGCATTACCGCCGGCGGATGGTTCATCGACGAAACTCACGGTTTGGACTGGCTCCAGAACCGCGTTGAGACCGATCTTTGGAATCTTCTCTACACGAGTAAGAAGGTTGGTCAGGACGAAATTGGTGCGGACAATCTTGTTGCAACGGTCAGCAAGTCGCTCGAGCAGGGCGTGAAGAATTGGCTGATTGCACCCGGTGTCTGGAATGGCGATTCCTTCGGCGCGCTCAAGACTGGCGACACGCTCGCCACGGGCTACTACGTGTATATCCAGCCGTTTGACGAACAGTCTCAGTCTGATCGCGAGGCTCGCATTGCTCCGCCGATCCAGATTGCCGTGAAGCTCAAGGGTGCAATTCACTTCGTTGACTGCACGATCACGGTCAACCGATAAGGAGATTTAAATGGCGACGTATTCCTTTATGGATGTGACGGCCTCTTTGGCCGGTGCTACGGGCGTTGTCGACCTTGGCTTTGGCTCTGCCGTGACCAAGGAAGGCATTACGGTCACTACCGCAAGTTCGCGCAACGTGATGACGCCTGGTGCTGACGGCGAGGTCATGCACAGTCTCAAGGCCGACAAGAGCGGCACAGTGACGGTGCGGCTTCTGTACACGTCTCCCGTCAACGCGACTCTTCAGACGATGTTCAATGCGCAGAGCCTTTCCAGTTCTGCGTGGGGCAACAACGTCATCACGATTCGCAACAAGGGCAACAACGAAATCATCATGTGTCGAAGCGCTGCCTTCCAGAAGCTCCCCGATCGTACCTTCGCAGAAGAAGGTCAAATGGTCGAGTGGGTTTTTGACTGCGGCAAGATTGACGTGATTACTGGGAGCTACTGATGCTTGAGCCGCTTGACGTAACTGTCGGCGGCCACCTTTATAAGGTTGGCCGTCTTGACCTGTTTGACTCTCTCAATGTGAGCCGTCTCGCGGCTCCCATCTTGCCGATCCTCTTCCATGAGGTTTTGAGCAAGGTTGCACTTGAGGTGATGAATTCACCCGATGCGGATAAGGCGTCTCCCGAGGAGCGCATTGAAGCGATCGGAAAACTGATCTATCTGTCCGCTCCGATTCTCAAAGCCCTTGCGGACATGCCTGAAGCCAACTTCCGCAAGATTGTTCGCACCTGTCTTTCCTGTGTGGAGCGCAAGACGGACAGAGTTTGGGCAAGGGTTATGGCTGACGGGAACCTGATGTTCCAAGACATGACGCAGCAGGATTGCATGACGCTTGTGATCCATGTTCTGAGCCGTGAGCTCCGCCCTACTATTGCCGCGCTCGGTCTATTTGGCGGGGCTGCGGCGAACGGGAAGACGGCGGGTTCCGAACCCTCCCGGATGGCCTAGATTATCTGCTGCGCCCGGTACACGCAGGCATGTGCAGGTACGAAAGTCTCAGGGACGGCTCTCTCACGCTTGAAGATGTTCTGATCATGAATGTCAGTTTGGACAATCTCGCGTTCAATCGCGGGTTAATCGAAAGGGAGCGTTATGGCAACCGTTCTTGAAGGCTTTCTCGTCTCGCTCGGCTTTGACATTGACAAGGACGAGCTGGCGAAATTCAACAGCACCATCGCCGAAGCAAACAGGCGTTTCATGAGCATCGGCAAGGCGGCTGTTGGCGCTGGTGTCGCAATTGGTGCGGCGTTTGCCAAGTCGACCTCTGAGGTCAACAACCTCTACAAAATTTCCAACAACACGGGGACTTCGATCTCTGGGTTGATGAAGATGCAGGGGGCTGTTGAGCGAGTAGGCGGATCTGCTGAGGCTGTGAATGCTGCCTTCAGCGACTTTGCCACGAAGGCGAAGACATACGGCTCGAGCTTCGAGCAAATGGTCAGGCAGCAGGTGGGCGTTTCACTGCGTGACGCCACGGGGCAGGCTCGAGATATGTCTGATGTGTTTGTCGACATCAGCAAGAACATCGCACGGCTTGCACGTACTGACCCGGGCCTTGCTCGCATGAAGGCTGATGCACTGGGTCTTGGGGGCATCTTTGACGACATTGTGAAGGGTGACTTCCCTGCCGAACTCGAAAGAGCCTCGCATTTTGCGGGGCTTTTTGGCAAAGAAATCGACAATGGCGCGAACTCATCCCATCGCTTGATGAATGAAATCAGTCAGGTTTGGGATACGGTCGCCAAGGGTGCCATGAGCGCAACGGCTCAGATTACCGACGCGCTTCAGCTCGACAAAAAGCTGGCGTCTTTCAATGACGGCTTTGCTGATTACTTGAAGTCGACCATTGACTCACAAGTCCAAATCATCAAGGAGGCATCAGGCTTCTTTGACTGGGTTGGCAAGGTGCTGTTCAAGTCTGGCGACTACTACGACAAGAGCCGCCAGAAGGTGCTCGAGGGTCGTGTAAAGAGCGGCAAGGCTTCTGCTGATGAAAAGGCTGAACTGACCGACTTGAAGAAGTCGATGAGCATCAACGCCAAGGCTGATGCGGCTCATGTTGACCGCAGAGTCATGAAGGAACAAGGACTCGCGGACGATTGGGATGATACGGAAAAGTTGAAGGCGAGGTTTTTCGGCGTCGATCCAAATGACGAAAAGGCAATGAAGGCTCTTGCGTCACGACGGATTGAGTCGCAGGACTTGCTTGATGCTGAGGACGACAAGGATATGTACGCGCTCGGGGTCGAACTCCAAAAGCGTCAGTACTTCGACGGAAGTCCTTATGCAAAGGAAGTAGCCGCCCAGAAGGCTGCGGGCGTTCCTGCGTCAGTGTCCAACAGCCAGGCAACAAGCATCACTCAGACGATCAACATCACGGCTCCTGACGCTCGTGCCGCAGGCATGGCGGTTGCGCAGGAGACCAAGAAAGCCGCTTCGCACGGCAATAGGGGGCTGATCTAATGCCATCGCTACCGTACAGCCTCGAGGCGCTCCTGCTTGGGCGCTCAAGAGGCATTACGCCCGAAGAGGGCGACGCGATCATCCCTGATGTGGTGATCTCTGAGACTCACGATGACGACGTGACAGTCACGCAACATCCGGTTGATACGGGTGCGCCGATTTCAGATCACGCATTCGTTCAGCCTGCAATCGTAACTTGTGTGTTTGGCTGGTCTGATTCGTCAAGGCTGATCAACTCTGCGCTAGACGGCTCGATCCTCAAGGGCATGCAGACCACGAAGGACGTTTACGACAAGCTGCTTGAACTCAAGAATGCACGCATGCCGCTTCACTTGTCGACAGGCAAGCGCAAGTATGACTGCGTGCTGATTACGAAGCTGAAGGTCACGACGACGGCTGATACGGAAAGCTCAGCCATCATCGAAATCACCTTCCAAGAGGTTCTGCTAGCTGAGGCGAAGACGGTTTCTCTGAACGCGGCCAGGCAGAAAAACCCCAAGAGGACGGCATCAAAGAAGTCGGGCTACAAGCAACTTATCCCTTCTGAGGGCTATCGCTATGGAGGCAAATGATGGTGATGTATCGCATCCCTCTTGAAGCAGGGGCGCAAAGCTTCTCGATCATGCTTGGCGACAACCAGTACGAACTCACGCTTGTGTATCGCGATTGCCTTTATGGCGGCTGGTATCTGGACGTGGTTCGATCTGATGGCGAGGTTCGCTGTTTGGGGGTCCCGATCATCGTTGGTGTCGATCTCTTCGCTCAGCACTCTTACAAGGGCATTGGGCATCTGTATGCGTCCCTTGACGGCGGCTCGCTTCGAGTTCCGACCTATGAGGATATGGGTTCAAGCTTGATCCTGACGTGGAGCCCTGACGATGAGTGAGACAAAGTACAAGCAGTGGCTTCGCTACTTTCGCTTGATTGTGCAGACTGGTAACGGACAGGAGGCGCTAGACCTCAGCAACTTCCGGTGCAAGTTTCACATTACCCAGGCGATTGTTGGAAAGCCCTGCACGGCTGAAATCACCGTGTACAACGTGTCAACGGAAACGATTGACCGCATTCAGGCTCCTGTGAATGCTGTTGTGAAGCATAAGCATATGAAGGTGATCATTGAGGCTGGGTATCAGGAATCCCACTCTCTGATCTTTCAGGGTGACTTGTGGTGGAAGTCAACGGGCAGGGAGTCCGAGACAGACACTTACATGCGCCTGATTGCCGCTACTGGAGACCGTGCGCATCAGTACGCTGTTTGCAATGTCTCGCTACCGAAAGGCTCGACGCAGGCGGACGTGTACGACGCTGTTGTGACAAGCATGAAGCCTTACGGCGTTTCCTCGCCAAAGAAGCCTGATTTCATGGAGGGGCGTCTGTTGCGCGGCAAGGTGATCTTCAAGATGGCTGCGGATGCCATGCAGGGCGTAGCTGATACGAATGCTTTTGAGTGGGGCTACGGTACGGAAGGTGTTACCACGATCCGCAAGGACATGACGTACAAGAAAACCGAGGACGTTGTGGTTCTCAATGCCAATACGGGGCTTGTTGGTCGCCCGACAGTCACCGTTGACGGTGTTGAGGCTCAATGCCTTCTACAGCCTCGAATTGATGTTGGCTCGCTTGTGCTGATCGACAACAACACCATTCAAGGCGGCGATTACGACACGGCTGTAGACGCCGATCTGATGAGTCAGCAGGCGGCTACGGGCGGCTTCATCTCTGGTGATGGTCTCTATCGCGTACTGAGCCGCGAGCACGTCGGCGACACTCGCGGAAACGAGTGGTACACGAAGATGGTTTGTGCAGGCGTCAATGCCGCGCAGACTCCTATGAACCCAACGGCTTTGAATAACATCCCGAATCTATGATCTCAACGAACGAAAGGATCGGCGATCCTACATCAGAAAGAGACGCGCACTTTACGGGGCGTCAAGCGATGATCTGGACGGCTCTGCCGGGGATCATTCAGAAGTTCGATCCTGTTGAACTGACGTGTGAGGTTCAACCGGCTATCCAAGGCAAGCGGGTTCTTGAGGATGGCGGCGTTGAGGTGGTGAATCTACCTCTGCTGCTTGACTGTCCCGTTGTCTTTCCGCATGCGGGCGGATGCTCGATGACTTTTCCGATCAAGAGTGGGGATGAATGCCTTGTAGTTTTCGCCTGTCGAGCCATTGACGTGTGGTGGCAGTCTGGAGGCGTTCAGCCGCCTGCTGAGACTCGCATGCATGACTTGTCGGACGGCTTTGTCATCCCTGGCCCGTGGAGTCAGGCTCAGCGCATCTCTGGCGTGTCGACATCGAGGATGGAGATCAGGAGCGATGACCATCAGGCGTTGATCTCCATTCATCCGCAGTCCCATGACGTGACCGTAGAAACCTAAAAGTCGTCTAATGCGGCCACGATTCAACTGACACCAAGCAGCTTGAGGAA